GTAGATATATCTTCAATAGTTCCTTCTCCATCAATTGTATATTTTCCGGTACCTCTAACTAATATAGTTGCATTAGATCCACCATTTGACGTTATTTTATGACCATTTAAATTTATTACAGTATCATTATTTTGGAATATGCCACCTGCAACTCTTGATATAGTAATATCTTCTTGTAATACCTTTTCACCTGGTTTTGTAAAAATACTTGTAATATTTTTGGTATCACTATCAATATCTTCTTTTATTTCAATAACTATAGTATCATCATCATCAACATTAATTTCACCTTCTTCTATATAATTACCTGATATTACTTTATAAGATAATACATCACCAGGTAAACATAAAATTTTAGAATTATCTAATTTAACACCATTTATTGTTAATGTATATTCAGTTGATGTTGGAGTTAATGTAATAATAATAAATTCTTCAATTTTGTTAGTTGTTTTTGATAATCCAGGTCTAAATGATATATTCTTATATTTTGTGTCTTGCCAAAGAGCATTTCTTAATAATTCAATATCTTCTTCTGTAATAACACCATCATTATTTACATCAAGATACTTATTATCATCTGTCAATTCTTCATTTATATGAGTTTTTGCTCTAATAATATCATTCTTATCAAATTTTCTATCATCAGTATATAATGGATTATTATTAGATGATTTAGTTATAGATGATCTTAATGATACAGATTCTTTATTATTGTCATTCATTTTATTTCCTCCAGGAATATGCCAGAATAACCAATTTAATAAATTATCAGATAATTCATCATTAAATATATTTTCATTAACTAATAATCCAGTCAATTTTCTATATTTAGTTTGATAAGAATCTTTCTTTAATTCCTTAGATTTATTAAGAATATCGATTTTCAAATCTATTATTCTTTTAAGTTTATTTATATTTGATTCCATAAATAATATTATTTATTTTTTTCTGCTTCTTCTTTAGCTTTCTTTTCAGCTTCTTCTTTAAAACTATATGCTAAATCATCATCTAATATATGTTTCTTTGCAGGATTGATTTGATAAGCCATACGAGACATTACATCACGATTTATGAGAACTTTTTGTTTTTTCTTACGATTGTCAACTAACGCAAATTCAACATCAAGAAGTTTACGAGAACCTACTTGTATACATGGTATAATAACAGTTGTACGAGGTTCTGTAACTTGACCTACAATAGCTCTTGATTCACCAGCTTTCTTGAATTGATATTTCTTACCTTCGATAGTTGCTATGACAAGATTACCTTTATAGTCTACAGAATCACAACCTATAGTAGATGCTTTAGCACCATTACCTGTATCAAACTTAGCTTCAAATTCAAATTCATCATCATTATCCATGGTGAACTTTACATTTTCTATATAACCAATAGCTTTAGGTGCTAATACTAATTCATTAATATCGTTAATCTCATTAAGAAGAATCTCCATAAAGTTGTCTTCTATAACTTCAGATATACCATCAGTACCTGGAGATGCATTATATTCAAGAACTACATTATCCCCAATTTCTGGATTAGAACCTTTAATAAGTGGCATTATGTCAACAGCACACCAAGGCATACCAGAAATCTTAGCAACCTTAAGAGCAATTTCTTCTTGTTCTGGAGTAAGAGTTACCTTTTCAGCTGTAGCACCAAGTGATACATTAGAACGGAAGTCACCACCAATTTTCTTACGTTTCATTTGTGCAAGAATTTTTTGGTGTGTTCTCATAGTCAATACATGAACACGAATATCACCACCATCGGCTTCTTCTTTCTTTTGTACTAATAATTCACGTTCTTCATCAACAGCAAATACCATTTGAAGCATTGAAAGAATAGTTTTACCAGTTTGCATGGTAACACCAGTACCACCATGTCCATCAAGAATTTTTACTACATATTCAAGTTTCTTATCAGCTTCTTCATCTTTACCTATATTTGGATATATAGCTTTAAGTTTTTTGTTAAGAGATTCTTCACCCTTTATTATATCATTCTTAGATATAAGTGTAAATCTTGGTTGAGGAATTTCATAACGTTCCATCAATACAGATGATTGATACTTATTAGAAGCTTTCTTTGCTGATTGAATAGGATTAATAACAAAGAAACCCCAATCTTGAAGTTCTTTAATAAGTTCCATACATTCTTCTGAATCTTGAACACCAAGACGGGTTATGACAATTGTATCAACATTAGATTGTTCATCAACCTTATATTTGTTTTTATTATCACTCCATTCTATTTTATCATCAGTGGCTTTATAATCAACTTCTTCAGCAACAAATGGGAAAATTTCAACCCCTTTACCTTTAACTGCTTTTTCTAAATTTTTTAATGTTTTATTAGATTCAGCATCACGATCATTGGTAAAGAAAAGAATATTTTTGAAGAAATATTCCTTATTCTTATTAGTATTTTCTTCTTCAACAATTATATCATTTTCATTTGTTTTATTAGAAGAATTTTCTTTAATTTGTTCACTAAATGTGCTCTTAAGTTCATCTACAGTTTGAATATTACTGTAATCAATAAATTTTGTTTTGTTAGTCATATTGTTAAAAAATATAAAAAAATTATAATTAGTTATTTCTATATTTAATAATAACAATAAATAAATGTATTTAATATGTATGAAATTAATAATTATTGAAGGTCCAGATAATTGTGGAAAAAATACATTAATCAATAAACTTTCAGAAAATTTTTTAACTGTTACAAATATTCATTATAATAAACCTGAAAATAAATATATACAAAATACTATTTTTAGAGGATATGCATATGCAATAGTAAATAAAGTATATAATACAGATGTAGTAATATTAAATAGAAGTCATTATGGTGAGTATGTTTATGGATGTTTATATCGTAACATATCAGATAAAGACGCAATAGATATTATACAAGAAATTGACGATATATATTTACAAAACAATATTGATGTCTATTATATACAATTATTATCTACATCTGATAGTTTGTTATTAAAAAATGATGATAATAAATCATTATCTGAAGGAAACATAACAAAAATAGAAATTGAACAAAATCGTTTTAGAACAATTTTTGAAAAATCAAAATTAAATAAAAAAATTATATATATCAATGATAATGAAAGATTTAGAAATGCAGAAGATATATATAATGAAGCCTGGAAATTTATTAATAGTTAAATATGTTAAACACAAAAGATATTTTTAATACTTTTCTTGATAAATATGAGAAAAATGAATTTAGAATAATTGGAAATGATGTTCAACAATCTAAAACTTTAGAAATTCAAAATGCACATTTTGAAGTTGATAAACCATGGATTATTCGTGAGCCAAATATTGAATATTATCATAAAGAATTAGATTGGTATAAATCACAATCATTAAATGTAAACGATATTCCTGGAGGTGCTCCTAAAATGTGGAAAGCTTGTGCAACTCCAGATGGATTTATAAATTCTAATTATGGTTGGTGTATTTATTCTAAAGAAAATGATTCTCAATTTGAAAACTGTGCTCAACATTTAATAGATGATCCACACACAAGAGAAGCAATTATGATTTATAATCGTCCAAGTATGCAATATGATTATAATAAGGATGGTATGCATGATTTTATGTGTTGTCAAAATGTTCAATATTTTTTAAATGAATTTGATGAAAAAAATACATTATTAGATTGTATAGTTAATTTCCGCTCAAATGATGCAGTATTTGGCTTTAATAACGACGCTATGTGGATGATTCATGTACAAGATGAATTAGCGGATTATTTATCGAAAAAAATGAATAAACATATAGTATCAGGACATACATATTGGAATGCTGGTTCATTACATATTTATGAAAGACATTTTAATATATTAAATGATCCTATTACTAAACAAAATATTGAAGGACATTATGAATTTATAAATTCTCTTGGTAAAATCATTAAAAAATAATAAAAAATAATGAATGTACAAAACAGAAGATATTAAACGATTATTATTAGATGAATTAAAAAACAATAATATAAAAGAAACTGGTTATAATTGTTTTAATGGTACTAAATATGTAGAATTACGTAATGTTATTTTTGAAGTAGATAAAGATAAGATTTTTGAAAGCATTCCTCCATTAGAACGAATGACACCACAATGGTATGAGGAAAATTATGATCCAATATTAGAAAGAAATAATCAACTTAGCAAATGTATTAAAAGATTAATAGATAATCCTAATTCAAGACAAGCAGTCATTATTATGGGAGATGTTAATGAATATAATTTACCTGCATTTATTTGTACAATGTATATTCATGTGTTTTTAATCAAAGTTTCAGATGATCATTACAATTTAGAATATACTGTACATATGAGAAGTAATGATGTTATAGAATTTGATACAGATTTGATATGGCATAAAACAGTTATTGATAAAATATTAAAAGCATTAAAACTTTTTTATAAAATTGATGATGTCAAAATATATTGGAATGCAGATACTATACATTTATATTCAGAATTTTGGGAAGATGCATTAAATGAATAAAATATTTTTAATTTCTATATTAATTTAAATTAAATAAAATTATATAAAGTATGAAAATAGTACAATTAATGGCACGTATTGAGGGTTCAGGAGTAACCCGTTACGTAATTGAGTTGAACAAGGGTTTGAAATTAGCTGGACATGATGTGGAAATTATTTATGTAAAGGCTCATGAAAAGGCACAAATGAAGAATGGAACACAAGATATTCCAGAGGCAGTTGAATATGATTATTCTGATGAAACTGTAAAGCATCTTAATGAAGCAGATTTAGTTATAATCAATTCAATCATGGAAAAGAAAGCAGATCCAAAATATAGAGATTTATGGATGGATATGCTCATGAACAAAATTACAACTAGAAAAGTAATTGTATGTAATGATCATAATCCAAGTGGGTTTGCTGCATATTATGGACCATTACTTCACAATTCAGAATTTTGGCTTTCATTTGATAAGATTATAACATTTGCACCTAAAGCAAGGGTTGCAGAAAAAATTGCATTAGCATGTGGTCAAGAAGAATTTGACAAACGTTTTGTTCATTTGTTATTGCCACACGTTTATGATGATAAAGTTAAAGAACAATGGGTTCCTGCAACAGAAAAACTTAGACGTATAACATATTTGGGTCGTCATTCTGGATTTAAAGATCCAACACGTTTACTTAGAGGTAGAGATAGTTTCTATGCACATGATTATGAATTAGAAATGCGTGGTATTAAAAGAACTATCAATGTATCTACAATTCCTGATTTGATTTATTCATTTGATGAGAATGGTAATCGTATTCCATCAACAGCATGTATAATGGCATCAGATAAGAAATGGAGAATTGCAAATAATATATCTTTAGATGATCCAATGATTGATACACCAGAACGTAAAAAGGGTTGGTGTTATGTATTTGATGCATATAAGAGAGATGAAGGTTTAAAGATTGTTGCTAAGTCTGCATTTGGTTGTGATTTCTTCAATCTTAAGAATGATGGTTGTTATGGAGATGATTTCGAATATTCTATTTTTGAAATGATTGAGATGGGTTCTATACCTTTGCTTGATTGGAATGCTGGAAATGCTTGTAGAATGTATGATGAGAATACAAATTGTCTCAATAAAACTGCATTAGAAATGGGATTAGGTATATTCCTTAAAAAAGATTTGTCAAATATTGATGAATGTCTTGAACAAATGGATGAACTTATGAATGATCCTGTTAAATATGATGAAATGCGTAATAAGATATTTGATGCATTCAAAAAGAATTGTGATGCCCGTTCAATTGCACAAAAAATGATAGATGATTGTTTTAAATAATTATGAAATATCTAGATAATTTAACTAAAGGCAGCGGTCATGGAAAGATCGCTGCTATTATTGGTATTACTTCTCCTATTTCATTTACTAAGATGGGAATTAAGAATGCCGGTATGAAAACATATAAAGACTATCTTGAAAAATATGTTGGATATGATAAAGTATATATTATTAGTTCATCAATTAAAGAGAAGAAAATTAATGAAGAATATTTTGATAAAGATTCAATAATTTTTGGAATTGATAGAGTAAATCTTTTTAATGATTTAAATATTGATGATATATTTTGTAAGCAACATGTTTTAGTATTCTTTGGTGGTGTACTTGGTGATTTTTATTTTTCAATATGTAATAGGTTAGTTGAATGGTATAAAACACATGGTGATGGTCATTATTATACTATTCAAGATGATCCTGATTTTATGACAATTAATCCTGCAATTATGGTAGAGAAACGTCTTTATAAATCAGAAGATCAAAAACCAAAACCTTATAAATATAATAAAGAAACATCTGATGCAAAATTATATTTAGAATATCAAAAAACTAATTTACTTCATAATTGTTTTGATAATACTATAGTTGCACATTGTGGAGAGAATTATCCATTATATTATGATAGACGTATTAACTTAAAATTTGGATCTCCTAATATTGTAACAAAACCAAAATATTGGTGTAAGTTTAATGTATATAATTGGCAAGGTGTTAATTGTAATTTAGAGGACAAATTTAAAGAATATCCTTTAAATCGTAAATATCAAAGTGAATATCATGGATATATTAAACATGATGATTATAGAGTTAGTCATACATTAGCCTTTTATAATATTCTTAATGGTCCTATAAAAGTTATTGAAGCAAAGGGACATTTTTCAGATGAATTTAAAAATGCAGATAAGTTTAAAGAAATAGAATATAATAAATTGTTTGAAGAGATATGTAAAGATTCTTATACATCATTTATTATAGCAAATCCTTCAACATTTGATGATTTTATTAGTCC